AAGGTTCTGATTATGTTAGTTGTGCTGAAGAGATGATTGAAAAAGATATAAGAACTAATAACGAATTCTATGTATGTCCTGTTTACAATCAATTGATTGAACGAGGTGGTAAAGTTAGAATTAAAAATATTAACAAGATGTGGGGTCTAGGAACACCTGAAGACCTGAATAATTTTATGAGTAATTATGATGGAGAATATTAGACAACATTTCATAAACGATGTTGCCAAATTATCTAACGCACAAATACCAGACCATAAAAGATATGGTGTGGAGATAATTAAAACAGACAGACCTATCAGTATTAATCTAGGTAAAAATGCACATAAAGAAAGACAAATAGATTATGAAGATGTGCCTTGGAATGGTGTAGTTAAGAAAGGTAATTATTTTTATTGGTATTCTAAACCATTGAAGAATTATTATCATGCAATCTATGATAGTTTAGGTTGTCTATTTTATTATTTTGATGTCAAACTGTCACATCCAGACCTTAAATTAATATTAAATAAAAATCATAGAAAGATAAACAAGTGGCCACCATTTGTAACAGAGATACTAGATATACTAGAAATACCTTTTGAATATACAGATGAGAATACAGTATATGAAACTGTTTATTATGGCAATACTTTAAATCAAAATGAAAGAGGTCATAGAATAAGAGTAGATGAAAGATACTATCTAGTATTAGATAACTTAATTGTTAATGCTTTAAATAAAAATTTAGATGTTCCTACTTATGACAATATATACATAAGTCGTAGAACACAAAACAACCCAAAATACAATAAAGATTTAATCGGTGAAGATAATACACAAAAAAGAGGTTGTGTAAATGAAGATGAGATTGTAGATATAGCAAGACGAAATGGTTTCAAAGAAGTATTTGGTGAAAACTATACACTTGCAGAAAAGATAACTATGTTTAGTAAGATGAAAAAATATATTACATTTTCAGGTGCAGGTGTTACAAATACATTTTTTAGAAAGAGTGGTGTTATAGGTGGTATTGGTTCTCCTGGCTTACCTTTTCCTGAATATCCAAGACATCGCCGCCATATGATTTACGATACAAACTATTTTGATAATGATGTGAGAGTATTTAATTCTTCATCATTTGTAAACGAAGACACAAGTTTAAATGATTACAACAGTCCTTGGAAAATAAATAACATGGACAACTTAAAGGATTGGATAGAACGATTATGATAGATATTTTTATAGGTTATGATGAGGGCGAAAAGATTGCCTATCACATATTGTCAGAGAGTATTAGAAGAAACTCTAGTCAACCAGTTTCAATCACACCATTGTGTTTGAGTAATATACCAGAATTTACAAGAGAGAAACAAGAAAACCAATCTACAGATTTTGCATTTAGTAGATTTATGGTGCCTAGTTTGAGAAAGTACCAAGGTTTCTCTATCTTTATGGATTGTGATATGATGTTTAGAGGAGATATTGCAGAGTTGTGGGAAAAAAGAAACTACATTTATTCTGTTATGTGCTGTAAACATGATTATGAACCTACTCAACATGCTAAGTTTAGAGGTGCAAAGAACGAGAAGTTTGAGAAGAAAAACTGGTCGAGCATGATGATATTCAATAATAGTTTATGCAACAGATTAACACCTGACTATGTTAATGAAGCTTCAGGTTTAGAACTACACCAATTTAAATGGTTGCCAAATGAAGCCGCTATTGGTTCTTTAGATTTAGAATGGAACTGGTTAGTAGGTGAATATGAATATAATGAGAACGCAAAGAATGTACATTGGACATTAGGTGGTCCTTATTTCAAAGAATATAATAATAGTGACTATGCAGACGAATGGTTTAAACTATATGCAGATACTATCAAGGTTGAACTATGATACATACACACACTTTACCGTGGGACAAATGTTTATCACACCAACTTATGCCTGCCATAAAGAAAGGTTGGAAAGATGATGGTAAAGATATACACTTCTTTTGGGGTTTAGCAGGTCAGAATATTAGACAGATAAAAGAATGTACAGAAAAGGGTGTGGAGTGGTGGTATATAGATGTAGGTTATCTTACTGAACAAATCACAAGATATCCAGAGCCTATAATTAACAATTATGATAACACTTATTTCAGAATATGTAAAGGTGATATTCATACTACAACAAAAGGTATTGCTACACCAGACAGGTGGAATGACCTAAATAAAAGAGGTATAGATTGTGAGTTTAAAGGTTGGAACGATGATGGTAAACACATACTATTATGTCCTTCCTCACCAACTGTATGTTATCATATTAACAATGTTCAACAAGACGAGTGGATTGCAAGAACAAAACTACAGTTATCAGAACTCACAGATAGACCTATTAAAATGAGAAATAAACCAAGACCGAGTAATAAGTGGTGGAACACTGATATTAGAGATGATTTGAAAGATGCATGGTGTGTTGTTACAAACATGTCATTATCAGCAGTTGATGGTATTTTAAATATGACACCAGCTATCACTCATCAACGCAATGTTGCATCGTTTGTAACAAGTCGTAAACTGGCAGAGGTTGAGAAACCTTTTAAACCAGATAGGAAGACGGTACAAGAATGGCTAAACACGATAGCAAATCACCAATTCACTATTTCAGAAATAGAGGATGGTTTAGCATACGACATTTTAAAGGTGCAGTATTCGGCAGGTGGTTAGGATTTGCTCTTGCCATTTTAGGCGTCTATGTGTTATCATCAGCACATATACCTACACAATGGTTAGGTTGGTTGATAACAGGTTTGTCATGTGCTATATGGGTATGGTACGGTTATAAAGATAAAGACTGGCCAAGAATGTTAATGGAATTATTTTATTGCTTTCTAGCAATTAGAGCTATATTGAATTGGATGAATATGATATGAAAAATTTTGTATGTGTATGTTGGGGAGATAAGTACCCTTTTGAGTATGTTCAAAAACTGTACAACATGGTACAGAGAAACACCACAGTTGAACACAAGTTTATAGTCTTTACAGACAATGTTTCTATGCATGGTAAACTTAGTCCTGAAATAGAGATACGAAAATTCTTTCATCACGACTATGAGGGTTGGTGGAATAAACTACAACTATTTTCACCAGAAGCAGACCTTGTAGGTGAAAATCTATACATGGATTTAGATGTGGTTATCTTAGAGAATATAGATGACTTCTTTAATCACGGTGAAGAAGATACATTTAGTATTATCAATAATTTCAATCTATCTACCAAAATATTCAATTCAAGTATATTTAAATTTAATAACAAAACTGCTACAGACCTTATCTGGAGACCTTGGTTGGCCGATAGAGGTAATCTAAAAAGAAACCAAGGTGACCAAGATGTTATATCCATACTGGCTAGTAAAAGTCAGAAATTTAGAGTATTTCCAGATGAATGGTCTTTCTCATATAAGTGGAATAATAGAGTAAATCCAAGATATTCTAAGCAAGATTGGACTTTTGAACGAGGTGTAGGTAAAGTGGCTGTCTTCCACGGAGCACCAAATCCACACGAAAGTGACCAGGAATACATCAAAAACGCCTGGAAGTAACCCTTCCCTCGCTGGTCAATCCTGTCGCACCTCTAAAACCTAGACCAGGTCTCAAAAAAAACTTTAAAAAAAAGCGATAAAGTGCTTGCCATATGGTATGGACTCTGATAGGATATGTGTATATGATAAAGAATTACACAGAAAAAAAACACAAAATAATGGTTAAAAGACATGAAAAAAGGCTTGCCAAGTGTAAGAAATACCTGTATAATAACCTTATTGATTTACTAATGAATACTATAAACACTAACAAAGGAGAACACTACTATGGCTAAAGTTAAAAACTACTACATGGACGAGGCTGAGAAAGCCGTTGATGCAATCATCAAAAAACTAAAAGACAATGTGATTACAAAATCTGTTGCAATCAAAGAAATTATGAATGTCGAAGCTGTCGACCTGATTGATATTGATGAATACAATGTTGAAGAAGTAATCGACATGGAATTAGAAACTGCTTAACAAACAAAAGGACAATACTATGAACACTACATATATCGTAACTACACAAGGCTTAGAAAACTATGGCGCACATGCTGAGAGTGGTAAATTCTCAGATAACCAACACTATTGGAAGTTTAAGTCTGGTACAGAATATATGGTTACAGGTCTTGACCGTGAACAAGACGCAATGGCATTTGTAATGGCCATCGGTGCAGATAATGGTATTGGTTGGAAAGAATACCCTTGTGATATTCAAACTTATGAAGATTGGATGAAACAGTGGGACATGTCAGATGAGAATGACAAAGAATATTATGAATTTAAAATGAAACACATGGTCAAAGCTGACCCTAATACATATAAAAAGGAGGCTACATATGATTATTAATGTAGGCGATTATGTTGAATGTAATCACGGAAGAAGTGGTACAATCATCAATATCGGTATCGCTACTGAAAAAACCGATATAGCGGCTGAGAATGATACAGCCCTAAATGCTAAAACTTATGACACTGAGTTAGGATATACTGGCGCTATTACATATACAGGCGACAGTGGTACACACTGGTGTTATTTCAATCAAATCAATAAAGTTGAAGAAAGTGCTACTAATGAAATATAATGAAGATAAAATCCTGAAAGAGATTGGTGACTATATTAAATCTACATATGGTCAACACTATGCTCAGGTACAAGAGGGTGTTCAAGTGCAAGACTTGTTACGCTCTGCTGGTATTGATAAAGATTTTTGTCAAGCCAATGCAATTAAGTATCTTGCAAGGTTCGGCAAAAAGAATGGTCGTAACCGTGCTGACCTTTTAAAGGCTGCTCATTACATTGTTCTATTAATGGACAGTGAAGATAACACTAACTCTAAGGAAA